AAGAAGTAAAATGTCACAACTACCAAAGTTACGGGTAGTAGGCTCTTCAATGATATCAATGTTGTCGTATTCTCCCAATAATTCTGTTGGGGAATTAATCCTGAGAGTATTTTTATAGTAGATATCATGGTTGCCTATTAACATAGTCATGTGACAACCCAACTCTTTTACAGGGTCAAACCACATTTCCTTTGCCTCATCAAGAGACATGAAATTAACATACCGTCTCCTATCAAAGGTATCCCCTAGATTTATAATGGTCTTAATCTTTGATGCCTTTAGAAAAGGTACTACTATCTCACCATAAAACTTTTTGTAATGAGAAATAAAATGCTGATTATCATTCCTCACACCGAAGTGTTGATCTGTTATCAGTAATATCTTCATGACAGATCATCAATAGTATACAACGAATATAATTCTACTTCTTCATCATACCATGTAAATGGTTCATACTCTTTCCTATCTACAATAGTAACAACTCTATCTACCTCATATCCTGCTTCACGTAACTTTGCTACCGCCTTAAGAGATGATCCACCAGTAGTAACAACGTCCTCTAGTACTGTAACTTTAGTACCTTCTGGATGCACTGGACCTTCTATCCATGCACCAGTACCATGACCTTTAGGTTCCTTACGAATAATTAATCCGTCAAGACTTCCTTTCATAGCAACACCTGCTACTAAGGGATCTGCACCAAGAGTAAGACCTGCCACTACAGGGGTATCAACATA